AATGGAATATGGCGCGACTAAGTGATCTTGGCATGACCATAGATGATATTCCAGACGATATAAAATACATAAACGATCAAACGATAAGGGAGTACCGCACTGACCAGTGGCTGACCTCATTAGAAGCTGGAGTCGGTAGAGCCAATAGGCCTGATGTCAGTCCTACCACTGAACCCGTATCAGCCCCTCCTCCTAATGTCAATCAGCCTAATGTCAACCCTACCACTGACGCTACGACTGATCCTGCAATTGATCCTATAACTGGAGAGATTTTAGGCGAGTTAGGCCCTGGGGAATTGGGGCCATGGCAGAAGCCTAGTGTTAATCCTACAACACAGTCCATTCCTTATGGTGCGCAAGACAGGAAGACTGGAGATACTGGGCCAACTTATCAAAGCCAAGTCAAGCCTCCTCCAGGGGTTACCCCAACTACTGCACAAGTTCCTGATCAGCAAGCAGCAGGTCAAACAACACAAAGCTCTGAACCATCCTTAAATGAGGTAGCTAGTCAAGGAGAAACAGAAGCCCCTGGAAGGATAAGAAGGGCTGCTAACTGGACTAAAGACAAGGTTGACCAAGGCAGCAATTTTGCAAAGCGAAACTACCAAAGGGCGCAAGCTATCCAGAAATCTCCCTTGGTATCTGGTGCGACTGACATTGGTGAAGCCTTGTCAGGATTCCAGACTGCAGCGGAGTGGAATAAGCTCAGCGACCTAGAAAGAGCAGAGGCTGAAAGCAGTCGAACTTACGATTTAAGTAAAGGTCAATACAGCTCAATGGAGCAGTTGACATCTACAATGGTTTCTCGCAATCAGATAAGCCAGCAAGATGCAGACAACTTAAACAGGCTGGCTTCGTATATACGAGAGGATGTTAAGGCAAGCCCGGATGCTTTCAATAACCGACCGGAAAACCATCCTGCATGGAATCATTTAATGTCATCATTAAGAAACGCAACGCTTAATGAGAATGCCTACAAAGGAAGGACTGCTGTATTTAGACAACCTGTCAGTTACGACGACATGTCTTGGAAAGATCAAGTTATTCGAGGTAAAGAGACAGAAGGAATGTTTGGCTCGTTGCGTGAAGACCTTATTAATAAGCCCATGGACATTCGGGATAAAGTACCAGAAGGTCTTATCAATGTAGTTGGTTTGTCTGAAGCAACAGGTCAAAGGCAGAGTATTTCGTATTTGTCCGATATGGTTAAGCAGAACATTGCATACATGGCAACCATGAATGTAACAGGCTCAATGAAAGACTCCTTAAGCAGGTGGACTAACGTAGCATTGCGTAAAATACCAATGGAGGCCTTGGGTGCCCAAGGTGCAGAAGTTCTGGGCGAAGAAGTTATTAAGTACCTGAAAGCTAGAAAGGTTAAAAACTTAGATAAGATCGTTGATGGAATGCAGGGCATGTCCGCCACAGCTATACAGGAGCTTGGTGAGCGTTATGGAATGAAGAACGTCAAGGAAACTGTTAAGGATGGACTGATTAAAAAGGCAGCCAAGTTTGGCCTCAAAGGTGCTGTTCGGATGCTTGAAATACCTTTAATGGCCAACCACCTTCGAGACGAAATATCCGCCATGACAGATCCAAGCATGCAAGGATGGCAGCGAAGCTTACGTACAACCATTGGTGGCGCTCCAATAGAATCAGAAGCTGGGCACGAAGCTGTTCTTATGCGGCCTGACGCATTCACTGAGGTAATGGCTGCTAGAAGTAGCGGTCAATACTCGAACGAGCAGCTTCAGCAAATGATGTACGATGGTGCCCCATACTCAAATATCTCAATATGGTCTTTGGACGAAGATGCTGGGGTAGTAATTAACAACCGAACAGGCACTGAAGTATCTCTCAAAGAAGTAAATGGAAGAATTCCTGGATATGTTAAGAAGTACAATGACGAAAAGTTAAGAATGCTTAACATGACCGCCCTGAAATTCTTAGGACGATCTGCATTGGACGATGAAGAAGCTGAGCAGATCCGAGGAAGGATGATGCGTACAGAGTTTAGCGACTTAACTCAATCGGAAGTTAGTGAATTAGAGAAAGAGTTTACGACTAGAGGTAAAGGATACACCGCTGGGTTCAGTGATGATGAAATGCAAGGTTACGATCTTCTTAATCCAAACGAGAATAGAATAAGCCAACGCGATGCTGGGTGGAGCTATTCATTCAAGAAAGGCGGAGGCCTAGAAGGATTAGATGATAGATTTACTCTTAAAGACTTAAGCGATTCGTTTAGTGAACCGACAGCGCAGGGAGAGAGTGTAGTCGGGAAAGCTATGGATTATCTAATCCCAGACTGGGACTGGAACATAAATCCAATGAGTGCACTAAGTGCAGCTGAACGAGGTATTACTAGAAAGACAGGGGATAAAGGAGAAAGACTTTGGAAAAATAGGACTATGGTGTTCTATCCGGAGACAACAACAGCCGAGGGGAATGTCTTACCATCGAAGATGCAACCATACGAGTCAGGCCATATAATGGATATAGGTCAGCATGCACAAGACATTGCAAGTCCCTTTACAAAGTCAGACGCACAAAGATATGGCCAATACTACATTGATCCTACTGATGTAGGGCATATTGAATCCGAAGAACAAAGCAAGAGAAGGGCGCAGGAGTTTGGTGGTTTAGCACCTCCTCCAGCCGGAGCATTAACACCACAACCACACTGGCAGGGGTTAAGATAATTATGAATCCAATGAATCCAATGTATCCAAATGACTATCCACCCAAGGTCGGAGAGGAATTTCTAGAGATAGCGAAAAAACATGGCTTGGACACAAGTCATTTTCATCCAAACAGCCCTGCCATGAAAGAGCACCGCTACTTCGTGAACAACGTAGAACGTGCTCCGGGAGAAGGATTCCCGCGAGTGCATGATACGCCTATTACAGGCTGGAGTGAACAGAGGCTGCCTCCCGAAGGGATGATTCGAGCCAATATATCTCCGCAGGCCGCACCCCCTGAAACCGTTTCAGGGCAAGGTGCTAGCGATATGGGTGGTCTCGTAATGGGAGGAGAGCCACAGCCTCAGCTGAATCTAGAGCAGAACTACACGGTAATTAAGCCTGAGCAAAAAGCAGATGAACGAGATGTTTACAAGGTGATGGAAAAGTCTTTGATGTCAAACGGAGTAGCTAAACATTCTGCCCAAAGAATAATGGAAGGCATTAAAAGCAACCCTAGAGTAAATAAGAATATGTTCATGGAAAGGTTTAGCCGTAGAGACGGGCCGGTAGGTTATAGCAAGAGCCAGTTGGATCAGTGGTCTAAGAACATGATTAAAACACATCGGGTACGTATAGATCCGCGCATGCAACTAAACTCTAAGTACGGCCCTGTTACCATGACTGGATACAGTTCAAGGGATATGGCAGATATAAACCGCCACAGATTTACCTTGCCATGGTTTAGGGAAGACTATGAAAACAAGATAAGAAAAGCTGCCACCCAAAGAATGAAGCAGTATACCAAAGCTCTTGATAGTGGCAACCAAGCACGAATACTCGCCGAAGGCCGACTGCTTGAGGATGAAGGATTCAAGCCAACTACTATGCTGAATGAGCTTATCCAGGCTAAAGCTCTTACACCTAAGCAGGCCGAGAAAGTTATGGAGATACCGGCAGGCGTACGCAGTATAATAGATACGGTTATTACACAGCATAATAAGCAAATGAAAGATGATCTGGCAGCAAGAGGTATAACCATGCCTGCCGACGATGAAAACCTAACACCGGAAGAACGCAAACAAAGAATTGCCCGGTTCCGCCAGCATCACAGAAAAGAGTATGAGCTGTTTATAAAGAACACGCCTCTTCTTTTAGAGTACCAGAGTCACCCGCAGTACGGTCGGCTAGTTAAGATGTACCTAAATGCAATGCCACACGGCCTTCTTTCTGCACCTAGCGCCCCAAGAGACCTTGAAACGGAAAAGCCTGAAGAGGAAGGTTTTTGGAGCGGCATGATGGATAGCATAAAGAACCTGTGGGATGCAGGAAACATGCAATCGGGGAATGCTAACTAGATATGTATAGATCGCCTAGTGTAAATAAACCTTCCAGCCAAATATATTACACTCCGCAACAGGAGGAAGAAAAGTTTGGTGGTGAGGAAGGTTGGCTAGAATGGCTTGGAGGAATACTCGACAAGCCAGCTAGGCCTTTGCGTCAGATTGGATCAGAGGTTAGGTCGTGGTTTGGTGGGCCGGAGCATGACTTCAAAGCTTCGGAGCTTCTTGCCCCGCTTCCTTATTCGGATGCACTTGGCCTAACAAATCCTGAGAACATGGCCACTGGTAGAGATGTACTTGGTCTTCACGACAAAGACGACTGGCTTCAAGGCGCGGCTGGATTTGCTACTGAAATGGCATTAGACCCTCTTAACATAATAACCTTTGGTGGAGTCGGTGCACTTACAAAAGGCGGTAAAGTCTTAAACAAAATGGGGGCACTTGATGATGTGGTTGAGGCAGCAGCAATAAAAGCTGGCCGATCATATGAGACTGGTCTGCTCCCTAAGTTCACAAAGATGGACAGCACTGTTGGTGAAGGTATTGAGGCATACACAGATAGCCTTCGCAAAAAGATGGGTGCAGATGCTGACCCACTCATTAAATCTTTTAACGACAACTTCATTAATACAGCTCAAGCTGAAGGCCTTATAGACACAGGTCTTATCCAGGGTAATAAGAAACAGTCACAGCTGCAGGCTTTACTGGATCAGAATATAGGCGATGCTTTTGGTAGGCAGTCAGCCAATCCTGTACCTAGAATATTTGGCCGGTCTATGTGGGGTGATAGCATAGGTAGCTTTGGTACTAATGAAATGACCAAAGGTATAGCCAAGGCAGCCGGGCAGCTTAAACACACAGTAGCGATGACTCCTGGGATTAATCACCTAAGAGTCCTGTTTAACCCAGAGCTGCAGGGTATGCTCGATCCTAAAGCGCAAGCCTTTGCTAGGAATTCATGGCGAGGAGCGAGGGAGGCTGACCGTTTGGTTAGGCTTCGATCTGAAAATGTCCTGCGTAATATGGAGGCTATGCCTGAAAGGTTTACAGTAGGCCATGACCTAGGTGGTGGGCGAAAACTGACTCAGGAAGAAGTATCCAGAAACCACATCGCCTTAACCAGGTTCATGGAGGACGAGACATACAACTTGCCAACGGACTTAAAGGCCGTGGGTGACAGTCTTCTTGATCTAAAGAAAGATATGAAGCAGATGTACCTTCGTGCACGCGAAGCCGGTGTGGAAGTACAGATGCTTGACGATCTTGAGATTGGAGATAACTATGTACACCGTATGTTATTCCAGGGATTCGGCGATGGATCACCTACACAGTTCAAGCCTAAAGCAACAGCCTTAACAGAGCATCAATCCCAGGAAGCTCGTGTGTTATTCAGGGATATACCACACGGTATAGCTGGTATCCAGGAATTATCTATGGATCCATTCCTTAGCGGGATAGCACACAAGCATGGAGGCTATAACCTTCAGGGCACAGGGCGAGAAACATTAGATCAGCTAACAAATGTATGGGAAGATACTGCATACGGAGGAAGCAGACCCTGGGAATCAAAGAGCTTCCTGAGAAAGTACATACGAAAAGCAATAGCAATAGGGTCAGGCAGGAAAGAAGGGGTCAAGTTAAGCTACGGAGGTAAAGAACCGCTCGCGTTAGAGATTAATGGTATCGCTGATATAGAGCTGAGGAAAGCCGTAGACATAGACAAAAATGGCAGAAGGGTAACTAGACCTACAACACAGGCAGAAAAGGATCGTCACTTAGATCAAGTCATCGAGTTCATGGGCAAGCTTGATTCAAGGCATGCAAGAGAAGGGATGCCAGCGTTTGTTGCTAACCCAGTTGAATCGTACATGGCCTATGCTGAGAAGATGCACCGGGTTGTTGCTACACACGAACAGATAGGTATGTCTTTAGCTGAGAGCGCCGTATCTAAGTTAGACCCAAGGTCTGTGCAGCAGAAACATATAAGCTTAAAAGCAGCACTCGAACAGCTTGGCATGACGAGAGAAGAATCTGTCTTACTACCTTCAGGAACAAGAAGGGAACTAGAGGAGCAGTTCGGTGCCACGACGTTTACAAGGAAAGTGCCAGGGGTGGCAATGGCCCGAAAAATTATAGAGGCCAATCCAGAAACTTTAAGGCATGTCAGTGGGGGAGGGAGATTAACGGATGAGCAGATAGTCCGTTACCTTAATGACCATGGGTCTAAACATATGATCTATGTCCCCGAAGAAATGGTTTCAAGTGCAAGGATGCTTCTTGAGGCACAGCAAAATCCAGGGAAAGTGAATGGTTTCTCTGAGTTTATTTCCGTATTGGACAAGCTCCAGAATGCTTGGCGTGCTGGCGTTACTATACTCTTCCCTAGTTTCCATACTAGAAACTTCCTTGGGGGTCAGTTCAACAACTGGATCACACATTCTTGGAGTGCTCGCTCTTTAGTAGATGCACACAATACGATGCTGGGCAATGCTGTAGCCGGTGCAGGAAGGGTGAACTGGGACTTGTCCATATTCCCAGATTCTTTAAGGAGAACTATCGAAGCGGATATTGCCAAGGCCGGTGGTATGACGGATGAGATAGGGACTCGCATCGGACTAGCCCATATATTCAGCAATAGACTGTGGGTTCCTGATATGCAATCCCCACAGATGGAAGTTATCCTGAACCAAAAGCACGCCGACGTAGTTGGTGAACTTGTTAAGATGTCGGACAAGCCTGTTAAAGGCACTGAAGCATCTACGGAATACATCAAAGGATTGTTCTCCAAAAGTGCGAACGGTCAATACGACATGACGCTGTTGGATATTATGGGTATGGCCAATCCAGTATTCCCGTTTTCGCCTGGTTCAATGGTAGGTAAGGGGGCATTTGGAGATAGTCACCGTTCAGCATTGCACGCAGCAGGACACAAAGCTGCTAGTAAGATTGAAGGATATAACCGACTCGCACCATTTTGGAAGCTAGTTAAAGAAGGCTATAGCCCAAAGGCGGCGGTAGACTTAGTTAAGAAGTCACAAGTAGATTACTCAAATCTTAGTGACTTTGAAAAGAATGTAATGCGTAGGAGCTTTAGCTTCTATACATTTACTAGGCACATGGTGCCATTCGTTCTTGAGAAAATGGTAACGGAACCAAGCGGTAGAATGATGCAAACTATGCGTGGCATCGGTCGCCTTAAGAGAGATGATGAGTTCCAACCTTGGGCACCAGATTATATCAGAGAGGGTGCAGGTGTGCCTTTATTTGATGAAGTCAACGAGGATGGCACCAGGGAGATGAAATACATACACAGCGTAGGTACTCCCTTTGAAGATGTTATGAACTTAATACCCACAAGCTTTAGCCCTGGAGATTTAGCTAGAAACCTAGCAGTCAGGGCTAACCCTCTGGCTCAAGTTGCAGCAGAGATGGCGTTTGGGCAGGACTTGTTCTACGGCAGAGATCCCCGTCAGCTATCTAGAGGTAAAACTGTAATCGGGAAAGACGCAGACCTTCAAGTAAGAGATAAGAACCACTGGCTAAACCACCCTGTGTTTGGATTGGTTCCTGGGCACGCTCGTGCACTGAAGAAGGAGGATGTGTTCGACCAAGAAATGGACGAAGCTGGCAGAAAGAAATGGGGAGGATGGTATCCAAAGATAATTGACAACAAGCCACTCGAACACTTGATGATGCTGCTACCCATGGGCCAGAGAACTATTTATGACGCTGATAAACAAAAGCGACAGACAATGAATAAGAAAGTATTGGATATGGTAAACATTACACCTGGGTTCTACCAGTTCAATATACCGCAGCCAGAAGCAGGCGTTACGCTAGATAGCCTTAGCCCTGGAAGCGACCAATACAATCTTCTTGAGATGCTAAAGTATAACAACAAGATTAGGAGCGACGCTCGCACTAGATAATCTTTATCTTTATATTGCCTGCGTGATCTTCTAGTACGATAAATGAATTGCCACCAGTTGTTTCATAGCCTTCCATCGCTACAAATGTATCGCTTGTATTTGTAAATGGATCAGGCACACCGTATCCGAACTGAACTTTGATGGCACCTTCGTCATCTTGAGTAATTATATTACCCTCAATGCCTCTTAAGTAATGAGTCATAGAGATATACAAAGGATCTGGTGTTAGTACGGCCATCCCTCTGGTGAGAATGAACTTAACATTATTGTTACCTACAAACGCAGGGCCTATTAAATCCTTTATCGCCATTATGTAGTTCTCTTTCTCTCTACTGGATTGCTTGCGTCATCAAGAGTCCATGTCATGGCCGTGGTACTTCCATCTATTTTGTAGCCAGTAATTGTAGTGCCACTAATACTGAATTGACTTACGGCACAATAGATCATGTGCAGTAACTGAGCCGGTGTTGCCGCTGCATTGTCAGATGCGTAAGACTCTGTTAAGGTAGCTCCCCAGTGGGCTGTTAATGCGTCAGCACATTCGCTTTGTACCTCTGCATCCCATGCTGAATTCCAAGGCACTGCTGTTAAGCCAGCTCCCGCGGCTCCTATTTCAGCAGTGTCTACAAGAATGTTGTCTACGATTCCATCTACAACGTCGATCTTAGATATGGCTGAATCAAGAAGCAGATCTAATCTACCTCCGTTTGTCCAGTCAGCTTGAAGCTCATTCGTGTCAACTAGAATTGTGTCTACTACTGTATCTACTGTGGTTATTAAAGCGTCCGTCGTAGAGTGCGCTGCATCCATCTCTGCCTTGGTAGGTGGATCGTAGGCATTAAGAGCATCAGTACACTCACTCTGCACTTCGGCGTCCCAGCTACTGTTCCATGGAACTGCTGTTAGCCCGGCACCCGCTGCCCCAATCTCTCCAGTGTCAGTAAGTATGTCTGCTATGTACTTGCCAAATGTACCTGCACTGGCATGTGCACTAACGGCTTCATCCCATACTGCATCTGCAATATCAGCAGCACTAGCACCGCCACCTCCACCGCCACCACCGCTACCAGTAGTCCATGAAGCATCACCTCTATCTCGTATAGCTTGTAAGCTGTCTGTTGTGTTATCAAAATCATCCCAGTCGGCAGTGGATTCTTTACTGACTAGCTTAGCGACAATAGAGTTGTCTGCTATATCTGATCCTGCTACGGAAGCTGAGACTATATGATCAAGCCCAATTGCAACTAAGGCATCATTGCATTCGCTTTGAACTTCCGCATCCCAAGCACTGTTCCACGGCACGGCTGTTAGGCCAGCCCCGGCTGTACCGATCTCTGCAGTATCAACTAATATGTTATCTACAATGCCATCGACGACATCAATCTTTGATATGGCTGAATCTAAAAGCAAGTCAAGACGACCGCCATTGGCCCAGTCTCCTTGAAGCTCGTTCGTGTCTGCTACGATGGCTGCAAGCTGGGTGCTATTGCTATCTATTTCTGAACGTATAGCTGCTGCTGTTGGTGGCGTAGTTGTATTAAAGCCTGTTGCCGTTACCCATGCAGCATCGCCTCTGTCTCGGATAGCTTCAAGTGTATCCGTAGATGCTGACCAGCTTCCGCCTTTAATTTCAGTAAACGCACTATCCAACTCTGCTTTTGTAGGAGCATCGTAGTCCGACAAAGCGGTGTCACATGCAGCGTTTATCTGGTCGGTGGCATCAGAACCTTCGATGCTAGCCACATCGACCCTAGCATTGCTATCAAAAGCACTAGCACTGGTAGCAAACAAGGCATCATATATATCCGCTTCTAGCACAAAGAAAGTTTTGAATACTGGTAATGCTCCAGATTCATGACAGGCTACCAGCAGCTCGCCACATGTGTTTGTGTCTGTTGCATCTAACGTAACTTGGTAGAATCCTAATTCATCATGTGTAGACGTAGAGCTTTCATTCTTCGAGGCAAATGCCAATCCGCCTTTAGATATACGTATATCTGCTTGGCTAATAGTAAGCCCGGTTTCCGCAGTCTTTCCGTCAGTGTCATCTAAGAATGGCCCGAAACGGAAACTGTAAGCTGTAGATTTTTTTAGAAACATTCTAGTTGTTCCTCATTTGTCGATATGTATTAAGTGCCATTGGGACGGCGTTAGCGGATGCTGTTGAGTATGTTATTACTAACTTGGGAGTATAAGTGCTACCACTGTAATTTTTGCTACGAAAATCTGCAAGCCAGTTCGTGCTACTAGCATAACTATGGTCTTCAAAGAAGAACTGCATATCGTTATTAGCAGACCAGCCAGTCCTATTAACTATTTCTTGGACAATAGTGGAGATGTCAGCTGTGTCGTAAAACGTACCAGCACTCATGCTAGAGGCGAACGACCATGTTACACTTGCTGATGTTCTTGTAGCGCCTCCAAAAGAACTGCAACTACTGGCTGCTGATGACGCATCGTCTGTATCTTCTCCCCGTATTGTTACTGATTGCCCTGAACTACTTATATCTGAATGAAAAGCGAGTTGTATTTTTGCATCTGTTATCGTTGCTCCCTGAGGCACATTGACTGTCTCGAATCTAAGGTATGGCTCCCAAGTTTTCCAGTGCATAGCCTGGTCGCCATAGTCCGACCGCGCATAAAACCTTATTAGAGTGTTAGAGCTATTAACACTGCTGCAACTGGCTCCACTGCTGTAGTAGTCTTCGTACTCAGCATACCCATCGTCAATGTTATTAGCTATAACTTCGGTTATTGTTGTCATGTTCTATTCCCTAGAGGTATTTCCCCATTATACCTGCTTCTTCTCGGTTATTTCTATATCAAGGCAGCCTGGCTTTAGCACTTCTCCTCTCACTATCCGAAGATCATCTATCTGTTCGTCATCTCCGTATATTCCAGCGTATCCTAGTGCATCTAGTGTTGCTTTGGCTATGTTATCTATGTCTCTTCTCCTCCTGTCTGGCATGATTGCTTTGATCTTTACCTTGAGTCTACCTAGTAGTGGTCTTGGGTCTTCTACTTCTTCTGAATCGAAGTGATTCTTTACTGCAACATCTACTGCATCTCGGTACTCTCGCCCCTTCTTAGATATAATCATCCTTCCCCTGGCCATTCTCCAGTATGTGTTTACGCTTGGCGGATAAGGGATAGTTATTTCCACCCTCTTTCTTGGAACTTTTCGTGAGCTTCTTTTACTTCCCATGCTTCTACTCTCTTTGGTGCTTTGAGTTCAGGGTCTTTTAGTTTCATCCACTCTATTCTATCGTAGTTTTCTGGATCATAAACTCTCTTGTATGCTAACTGTTCAGCATGAGTCATGTCTTCAACGTCATCCATATGGCACTTCTTGCACACACGGAAGTAGTTTACCAGGGATGCCCACTTGTGGTGTGGTGCTTGGCTCCTCTTCTCTATCTCGTGTGTTTCCAGGGGGAATCCTGCGTGACTGGTGGCATTACATATCCAGCAGCGAGGGTGCTTCTCTGCCCACTCCCTTCTTTCATCCATCAGTTCTAGTATCTCTTTGCGTGTCAGCTTCATAATCCAAGCCTCTTGTTTAGCTCACGTATCATTGAATCCCTTAACCAGCCTTTGCTTATCTTAGGTCTGTCCTGCCAGATGGCTCCCTTTATGTACCACGTTTCTAAGTCCCGTACTAACTTTCCTTTGAATCTACCGAATGGCATTCTTGCACCTCTCTCCTTTTTCTTCGTGCGTACTCCACTGCCTCCACCTTTTGTAGGATCAACATCGAACTTGTTGTAGTCAGCTCGTGCTTTAATGTTCCTTCTTCTCTCTCGCTCTTCAGCTTCTCTTTGCTCACGGACTTCTTTTTGTGCATCGAGCAGCACATCATCAAGATCCATGGCCTTTTCCTTTTCGATCATCTTGTCCTTTGCTCGGGCAAGTACATCGAATCCAAGCTCACCTCCCATTACATCTACTGACGTAACTATCTTGTGTGCAAGGCTGGCATCAACCAGGTCTATCATCCTGAAGTGAGGCTTGTCGCTAAACTCTATAGATTCCTTCCGAGTGTCAGCATTGCTATTATCGAAATCAACCACGCCACTGAGAGGCCTAGTACCACGCCCAAAAATTTGAGTGTATAAGGCACGGCTTTTGGTGGGTCTAGCCATGACAATGTTTCGTAGGTCAGGAAAATCCCACCCAGTAGTAAGGATACCCACATTGCAGACATGAGTAATACCCTCAGTGTCTTCTTGAAAAGATCGCATAACCTCTCGTCTATGCTGTGGCGTGCATCGTTTGGGGTCTGAAGCAATCCAGTCGGCTTTGATTCCGTAGTTGTCATTGAGTCGTTGTCCGACGAGCTTGGCCTCTTCGACTGAGGAGCAGTAAACAACGGTCTTCTCTCCTCGTGTTTCTCTTGCGGTAACATCTGCTATCTCCGCTACTGTTTCGTAGTCTTCTAATAGTTTGTTTAGTTCTTTTTGATTGAAGTCTGCACCGAACACTGTGTTCGTAGTGGATACATCCTTTAAGTCCAGGGACTTAAGCTGTACACAACAGCTCTTTGCCGGTACTAGCCAGCCTTCGTCAATGGCTTGGTTGATACCGTATTGGAATGCACAATACTCATAGTTGTTAAGCATTGCTCTTTTATCATGTCGCTTTGCTGTGGCTGTAACGCCAAGGACTTTGGCTCCATCTTTTCGATAGTAATCAAGTAAGTCTTTCCATTTGCTTGTAATAGATAAGTGGGCCTCATCCACCACAACCAACCCAATATCTCGCAGCCGTTCGTAACGAGGTGGATCTCTAGAAATAAGTGTATCCTTAGAAGCCACGACATACTTGCTTCTACCCCATGGAGTTTCGACAGACCAGTTGGGGCCTTGCTCAATGCCAGGTTGTACACCTGTTCTTGCATAGATCTTCTTCGCTGCTTGAGATATTAGTTCAATGTACGGGGCGATGACTAAGCATCGCCCCGCTGTCCACGTTTTCATTATCTGTGTAAAGACTTCAGTCTTACCCAGTCCAGTTGCAAGCTCTATGACAACAGAGTCGTACGATTTGAATGCTTCTTCGACAGCCTCTCTTGCTTGAGCTTGGTAATTCCTCTCTTTGAAATAACTTAACGATCCCTGCTTTCCTTGGCTGCGCGGCTTAGGAACCCTGTCCCAAAACATTTGTTGCATCCTGCTGCTGTTTCTACTGTGCATCCGTTACACTCCTCTACAGGTTCACACTGGCTAATAGCATCAATCGCTTCATCAAGGTTGTGTTTAATACGAGTAAACTTAGTTGCAATTATCTTGCCTCGTACAGGATCTTCGGAGATAGTCTCCATCTCAGCGAGTATCCTATGAAGTTCTCTCTTCGCTGCTCGGTATGGCTTCCCTTCAAGTACATACCAAAGCTCTTCTGCCTTTGGTTTCTTTTCACCAACATTTCTGGTACGCTTCTTACGCTGAAGCACTTCTTTCTTTTCGTCTGCTGGTAGTTCATCTACCTCTTCGGCGAATGCCTTGTCAGACCATACCGTCCTGTCAGTAACTCCGGCTGACTCAGCTAACGCCTTGGCAGCTTGCGTTCTTTCACCTTCTGGTAGTTCGCTAAGGTGCTTTCCTCGCAGATAAGAGATGGCATTGGGTGTCATGTTTCTCCGACCTTCCTGGTTCTTTACCATCCACCCAAACACAGAAGCCTTGTCAGGGAACGACAGCATCTTCGTGCTAAACGAAAGGCCATTCATATCACATATATGATACCTGTGATGACCGTCTATGATAATGTTCTGCTCTTTCCATACGACGATAGGATCTCTTGCTCCTCCTGCACTGATGATATTCTCTTCTAGTTGCTTGTACTCTGCCTCACTTAGCTCAGGCAAAAGCTCTTGAATCTCTCTGTTGATTATTAGTTCAGACATTTATATCGTTTCCTTTACTTAGGATGGTATCCATTCGCGAGGTGTATAGCTCCCTCGCTACTTCTTTAGTTCGCTCATTCATATTCCAAGTCTTTATGCTCTTGCCATACTCAGCTAGCTCTTGTGGGCTGCTTGAATCTAAAAGCATAGAGCATAAGACATGGATATGCTGGAGATTAAGTGTCTCCTTCATTCATCAACTCCTCTCTTCTCTTGATGAGTGCATCGTTAATCTTTATCAGCTCATCGTCAGTCCACTTTATTTCTTTTGCTGTGACGATTGCTTTGTTCTTTTCATCGAGTCCTTCTAGGGGTGTTTGCTTGATGGCACTGATTGCTTTCTTAAGAAAGTCTTCGTTGCCAGCTGCACGCTTAGATACCTGTGCATCAGGGTCGTCCCCCGTTTCAATCAAGAAGAACTCACGCAGTGCATACTTCTTGGCCAGGGTCATAGCCTTTGATGCACGCTTGTCCCCTTGGTCAGAAGCCTCAGCAAAGACCTCAACAAAAGCCTGCTCACCAGATTCAACATGTTCAAAACAAAACCTCCTCTTACCTAAGAACAGAGACATTCGGTGTCCTTTGCTTGTGGTGTAGTCCTCTGTCTTAACTACCTCACAAATATCTGGATACATAACGATGCCATGCTTAATCATTGATGGCCTAAGCTGGGCGATAAGTTCTTTCTCTCCAGCATATGTGTACCCATAGTTACCTGATCCGACACGCCCTTTCTTCTGGACATATCCAACGTCTTTCATTACCGCTACTTGTGCAGCTCTTAGTGATTCATGCTTAGGCATCGATGATCTCCTCGATATTAATAATTTCTCCCCAGCCATCTGAGTGCCACTCCGATAGTGACTCACAGTATTTGATCCTATCTATCACCTGATAGTTAAGCATCCTGGCTTGTCCAATAAACTCTTCTGGCATTTCAAATACCATGGATTCATAAGGCGGAAAGTTTCTTATTGCTACGATAAGGAATCTTTCTGCGTTGAATACATCGCAGTAGTGAGCTGCTTGGTATTGGTAACCGTACTTCCATATAGCGTCTTTAACAAACTCTTTACCTAGGTGTTGGCGAGTTGTCTTGAAGTCTATGATTAGCCCTTCGTCTGAGAAGTCGGCGTCGCACATTGCCTTACAATCGTATTCGTTAACTTTGTTTAACGCTACTACCTCACTTCTCTTTGCTGTGAGCCTGTCTATGTATTTAGATATTGCTGGGTTGTTCAGGACTGACTCCCTCATTCCCATAACTGTATCCATGTCTTTAGCTGTTAGTGTTATCTTCCCCTTGTTCTTTGCCTCAAAGTCAGCAAGGTATTCTCGATGCTTCTTTAATCGGCGGTTAATTTTCTCAGGTTGCATCCCGCCAAAGTCTATCCATTCAGGCACCACTGAAATGGTTTCAGCGATGTCGATGTCAGGGCATATGATGGCATGCAATGCTGAGCCTATCTTCATTGCATCAGTCGGGGGCTTGGATTGTATATCGCCTTTGACATACTTGTGGTAGTAAGTCCAAGACCCTTCGTTTCTAAAGTCTTTTATTGCAGACTGAGAGAGATACGGTAAAGAAAAGTATTCGTCTGCTGAGATTTCTAAGATTTGTTTCATAACAATCTCCTTATTGTTGCTGGTGTTTGATCATCTCCTTCATCAAAGCACCCTTGATTAGATCAATTGTTTTGTCCCCGCACATGGGGATACTTGCTAGTAAATGTTCTTCTCCGACACCAATTAGATCACCGATAAAACTGTACCCAGCTTTGTCTAATAGATTGATAACTCTATCACTTAGATCTAGCTGTGCTATAGCTATGCTGTTCAACGCAGACTTTTCACTGCCTTGTACTGTTAGCTCAGCTTCATTGATAGCTTTGTGACAGCTTGGGAACCTACCATTAAGCAGGAGAATATATATCCTCTCTGCGTAATGCCTGGCTTCAGGCTTACTTAAGCTCAGCTCTGTGTTCTTCGGGCGTTTCTTTGACATGTTCACTACGCAATATAAGAACATCTCTTGGTGCTGTTATACCTATCCGTACTCTATTGTCTGAATAGATGTCGAGCACTTTGATTGATACGTCATCACCAATCTGTATTGATTGTTCTTTAGTTCTGGTTAGTATTAGCATTACTTCTCCTTTCTCCTCGGCCTTCCGGCTTGTCTTGGGTGCGATGCAAATTCCAGGAGGTGATCTCTTTCTATCAGCCAGCCCCCCCCATTCTTATTAATGGCTTCGATTCTTTCTTCGCGTATCAGCTGCCGAACTCTGCTTTGTGTAATGCCTAGTATTGCAGCTGCTTCTTTGGTTGTTAGGATTTCATCTACAGGTTTTGACATGGTATAATGGTATCGTATACGGAATATTTCTTCAACACTTTATAGGTTAAAATAAAACATGGTTGGACGCAATAAGCGAGACGACAAACAAGACAAAAAAAGTTCTCGTCGTGACTATAAAATTGACAAGATCAACGCACTCACAGAAAAAGCAAAGGCAGTTGCTTCTAAACGTAAGTGGTTAGTGATATTATTAATCGTTGGTATAGCAGTATTTGTATTCATCAAATCGAAGGGAATCTTCTAATGAAAAAGTGGTATCAAAGTAAAACAATCTGGTTTAATGTAGGGAGCATGGCTGTGTCTGCACTCACGGCTATTGCTGGAAGCGAATGGATTGCAGAACAACCAGTGATTGCAGCTGTTGTTACGTGTGCTATCGCTATAGTTAATGTGTACCTGCGTAAGATCACGGAAGAAGGAATTGAGTAGGTGAGTTGGTTTACTGACAATGCACTAGGGGTTATATCCTTAGTAGGTTCAGGACTCGGTGCATTTGCCGGTGCTGTTTGGTGGATGAGTGCGTTGTACTCTGAAGTTAAAAGAATAAACACTACGCTATCAGACTATATGTCTGACCAGAAGGCACAGAACGTGCGTGTCTGGGGTGCCATTGATGGCATTGATAGCAGATTAGATGAGCATGATAGACGTATCACTACTATCGAAACAAAGATAGAATAAAACTAGAAAGGAAATAATCATGCCTAACGAAAGCGACCAAAAAAGATACGAAGAAAATGTGTTTCATGAGATGATGAAGGGAGTGTCTCCTCGATTCTCTGATCCTGCCCTTAATCCTGACGGTAGTATTGATCCGCATTTTGGGAGTCCTACTCCATGGCATCACCCTCTTTCTGGGTATCCAAGTGCTCCTGTTCCTTCGCTCCAACCTCATCCAGGCATGCAGGGTCATGTGCCAATGCCTCCCCTACAGGAAGCTTTGTATCCACAGATGCCACCATTAGTTGATCTTGAGAGCCTTATACCTAAGGCACCCAATCCATTAACTGATCCATATCGTATTCCACCGTCATTGGCATCACCTACTCGCGATTATAGGCCAGTATACGATTACGGCAGTGGATTCCATGGAGGAATGCAGGCTGTGCCACCTAGTTCTGGGCCGCGGCGGGGAAGTTAATCTCTTTTCTTTTCTTTCTCGGATGCTATCTTCCTCTTCCTTGCGCTTTCCCTTTTCTTCTCTTGGATAATCTCAGCTGGATCGACTTGTCCCTTCCAGCCTGGGAATCCATCTAGCCCTGCCTTGTATGCGACACGGATGTTCTGTTGGTTCCACTTAGTTCCTGACGCACGAGGCTTATCTATCATCCTGCGCAAAGCTTCTGACCATGTGATGCCGTCGATGTCTTTCCATTCTATTAGCTGACGTACTATCTGACGTTCCTTTTCATCGGGAACAAAATAAGATTTACCTTCAGACTTTACTTGCTTGTATCCTATAGGTGAGTGTCTATTTCTGGGCTTGTCTGGATCTGAAATTCTTTCTTTAATACGTTCGGTCTTGATTGTACTATCGAATGTTATCCAGGTTTTAACAGAGTCGTGCATGAGTTCACCGTAATCTGTGTTCAGATCATAGCCTAACTCGACGACGTTAAAGATAATGCTACGCTCTCGTAGCTCGTCTATTGTCCTGGCTGCTTGTTGTATACTGGTGAAACATCTAGCTAGTGTGTATCCAACTATCATGTCTCCAGCTTGCAGCATCTCGAACAGCTCCGACCCAGCTGGCCGGTCAAAGATATTGACTCCACCCCAGGGGGTTTCATCTGTGTAGTGTTCGTATGGTTCTTGTTCGTAATTACGCCTACACCAGGACTCGATCCCTATACGCTGTACGTCTACAGAATAGTCGGGATCTATTGAGTCTCTGATGTAACCGTAAATCTTCAAAGGTTATCCAATCAGTGGCAGCCACTCTTCGTATGTAGAACCAGGCACGTGCTTCATACACCGCTTGATTATTCTATCATCATCATAAGCAAACACATCTTTGTAGTGCTTACGTAGTACCTTACCCATTGCTGGATCCTTCTTTCTGTATACTTCTCGTGCCAATCCTTTGGCGTTGATTGCTAGTTTCATTAGAATGGATACTCCCCGTCATCATCTTGCGGAGCAGGTATAGCCTGTGGTTCTTCCAGGTGTGCTACGTATGTATCTTCCTGTGGCATTAGGTGTTCTGCCAAAAGCTTAGCTCCCTTCAATGGCATTGGCCCTATAAAACGATACCCTTCAATAGGATTTCCTTGCACTACAATATAGCTATCTCTCATCTTTATCTCCTCACTTAAAGCTAAGACCTGCGAGAGACAATACCCTCGCAGGTCTAGCTAATCTACTAGAATGGTGGTGCACTTGTATCGAAGGATGGTTGAGATGCTGAAACCGTTTCAGTACCTAGCCCCATCTCTTCAGCTTCCCTTTTGGATCTCAAGTTCTTAATTGTACTACCGACAATCTTGATCTTGCTTCGCTTCTGCCCATCCTTCTCCCAAGTTTCCTGTTTCAGTGTACCCTGCACTAAGACAGGCCACCCCTTACCCATGAAGTCACTTGCGAATTTAGCTGGTTGACCCCATAGGGTGACATCAATAAAGCTAACCGCCTGGTTTTCTCCGTAACCATCGTTAACTGCTACTGTTATATCTGCTACATCCTTGTCACCATTCCTGGTTGCAACAGTACGCAAGTCAACATCTCTTGTTAGGTTACCAACTATTACTACATTGCTAAAACTAGCCATCTTAAATCTCCTCCAATAGGATACTGGTTGCCCACTTGGGTGTGTTGTGCATCCGCGTGTCCCTGGTGTAGGCTATAACCAAGGGGATACCGATGTCTTTACTTGGCCAAGGTGTGTAACCATCAGTGATAGCTACAATGATGTCTGGCTTGTGCTCTATTTCCTTGAGAGATTCCTCAATAAGAACACCGACATCAGTGCCACCACCTCCAGTTAACTCCATCTCGGCTAGGTCTTTACTGATAGACACTACATTCTCTAGTGCCATGTCGCCTGTGTATATGTCGATCTTGTTTGTCTGCTTAAGATTCTTGAATAAGTTCTTTACTAGGCCACGTGCCTTGCTAAAGTCTAGATCCATCATAGATCCAGATGTGTCTAAGCAAATCATAATCCTGGGTTCGTTGTGAGATCTCGTTGGTAATATCACATTGCTGTAATTGCTGCGATAATTAAACCTGTTGTATCTCCTACGACCTGACCCTCTTGATCTCTTGGTTACGGACTTAACTATATTAAGCACCCTCCGCCAAGGATCATTCGTTAGCTTTGACACTCCCTTTGCCCATCGCCTCATGCTTGCAGGCGTGTACCCTTCATTGCATTGAGTGTGATACGCAACGTCCTTCATGACGCTGGCTATCTCATCTTTAGATAAACCAATACCATGCTCATCGTCGTTGGGGTCACCAAGTACACTGCTTAGGTCGGGCGGAAGGCCTCCTGAACAGGGTCTGGTCTGTGCATCCCCTGTCCAGGATAGTTCTCCATCGGCGGAGACATCAAGGCATCCACTGTTATCTTGAGTTCGACTAGGTTGTTCTGCAGTTCCACTATCGACTGGATCGTTGTGTGATTCAGGTGCATTATCTGCTGTGCTAGTGTCTGTATTGCTCCCTTGTTCTGGCTTTGTGTCAGAACTATCTCGTCCATCTTCGACACTGTTGTCATCAACTCCTCCAGTGCCCTCGATGTCTGTTGTAGTTGCTCCAGCTTGGAGTCCACTTCCAGGAACTTCTCCTTTGTCGGTGCGTTTATGGTTGCTTTTCTTGGCATCTTTCTTTCTTTCCTCTCTATAACTCTTAATAATTTTATAGTTTTCTTCGGAGCTATAGTGATCGTCTATCTCTATCTCTTCTAGCCCAGGTACTGAGTACCTTAAGTTCCAGTAGTACAGAACATCTAACGGTAAGGTTAATCTGTCGTGCTTACTGGCTCTTTGATCATCGAATTCTTCGGATAACATATGGTTGATTGCTATATCTGTAGCGATATTCCAATCTGATATGTCTTCCTTTGAGCTGTCGTTAGTTAACTCAAATCTATCGTGATGTTTATTAAGCAAGTGCAATAGCTCATGAAGGATAACTCCACCCAGTTCACCGACAGATAATGTCTCAATAAAGTCTGGGTCATAAGCTAGTCGCCAGTGCTTATCAACTCCTAGCGTACCGAATCCCTTCACAGGTATAGGACGCATAGAGAAGATAGCATTCCTGGCGAAGGGCCATAGCCTCGCTGCTGCAAGGCGACCCTTCCTTAAACTATTGCTTTCTCGGTAGATTATTTTACTTTGTAAGTCATTTGTTTTCAATGAATCACTCATGTTATTCCCCATTATCCTAGCCTTTCTTTTTCTAGCTCACTGAATAACTCATCTTTCTTAGGCTTGTGCCCATCAGGTTTGATCTGATACAGCTTAGCTTCAAGACTCTTGGCAACATCAGGTAGTTTCTTGTGTACATATGCAAGGAATACCCTGGCTGCCTCCCATCTATCAGCAGTTGTATGCCTATGCACAGCTCTTAGTACAGATCGTATATACGATAGTGCTACGTGAGCTTGCTTAGGTATCTCTGTCTCAGTAGGGTTGGCAAGTATTTCCTCTGGGCTTTTGTATTCACTCAGCTCAAGGAATGCCATGAACTCTAAAGCTATGTGTTCACCTACCATACCGGCAGCTATCTTATTCTTGGTATCCATGTTGGCACCTACAGAATCAGCTGCACCTAGAACCTTAGCGAGGTTAGTCCAGCTACGCTGCGAAGGGAATGGTAAACCCATACGCTCAGGGTCGTTGACCTTATTGAGATAGTCAGGCCGTGAGTGAGTGGTGTCTCCAGTCACAAACTCAGCGATCTGTACAGCATATATCTTCCCGAACTCTTGCCATCCAGTAGGTAGGATAGGTACTTCGGGCGGACTAAACTCACCGCCGTTGTGCATACCCTCACTCCATGAATCAACATCAACCTCCCAATCTACGATCAACATCCTGTTAATCATAGGTTCGGTCAGCTCGTTACCATTAGCTGCCTGCTCAATCCTGTTACCTGCTGCAAATACCCAGCAGTTTTCAGGAGGTGATGCCATCCAGCCTAGTGCTGCTGCCTGGATCTCCTCTGATACACAGGTGAACTCGTCAATCAGCATGACGGATGGCTCAAGCTTGGCACGCACGAAGTCTTCTTCAGGTATTCTCTTTACTACTGGATATGTCCTGCCTCGATGTGTGATTTCAGATGGCTTAGGGAATCCACCCATGGCCTCCGGTTCCTTCTGGTCTAGTGAGTTGAGTATCCATAGCCTGCTGGTTGCACCAGCTAATGCTTTGATTGTCTCTGTCTTACCAGTACCTGGATCTCCGTATGCCATGGCAGCCACACCTGCTTGAGGTGCAATCATGTATGCCCAGTTAAGCTGTTTGTTTTCTTTTTTCATAGGTCTAACCTTTCTACTAATCAATTGTTATATCACTGAAAACATCTTCTTCCTCACGAACAACATGCTCGTAAGCTAATGGCTTTGCTTCGTCTTTCAATTCTTCTACAAGTTCCTGGAATTCTTTTAATCCTCCAAACATTTCTCGATACTTATCTGCCTTAGTCATGCTTTCTAAGGCATGTCTTCCCTTCCATCCTTGGAATTCATCCTTTGCCTCTCTCTTTGCAGTGCGTATGTTATCTTCGACGTCTTTCTTTAGGGATTCAAACAACGCTGAAACGGATTCAGGGTTTTTTTCTGGTGGGAAATCTAATACTGTACAGAAATGCTTGATGTCTTGCCTGAATGTCTCCCATTCATACACAGTTTCTGGTATCCAATACACATTCTTCTGCACTTCAACAGCGTCTTCCCATATCATCTTCAATACCTGGTCAACTATACTGTGTGTCTGAGTTGTACCAAGTCTGTCATTAAACTCAGGCCAGGCGTTACCACGTAATTCAAGAAGCATTGCCTCTAGTTTCGCAACGCATTCGTGATGGTAGTTATCAGGTAGTGGTACAGTACCTGATTGTATAGTCGCATACTCTAGTGCATGCCACTGATTCCCGTGGTTGTAGCTGATCTCTATCTTGTATCCGCTTGTCGTTCCACTGTCTTTAACTAGCAATGCGTATCCTATGTGGTGATACTCAGCTGTATCCGTATCGTCCGGGCTTGTTCTTGATATAGGTTTTAAGTACCCGAACTTCCACTTGTTTCTTACCCTTGCTCTGGGTTGCCATAGCCTTTCAATTTGAAACCTTTCTTTGTATCCAGCTACGATCTTGAACGATGCCCTTAATGCCATCTCTACGTTTGTTTGTATGGGTATGTCTGGTCTTGTTATCGTCAGGGGTATGTGGCTAAAGTATCCTTCTATTTCATCAATAGCTTTACTCGCATCCCTCATCTTCATTACGTGGGGTTTGGTTATCGCTATCGTTCCCATCAGTTTGTTTATCTTCTCGCTCATCTCTATAACTTTCCTCTATCTTTTCAAACGCTTGGGTTAATTTAACTAGATCAACTTCAAAGCTGCTGATCACACCATTCTTTTTCTGTATCTGCCTGATTGCTATTAAGTTCTCTATCGAACCGCCTAGCATTGAGCATAGTGTAGGTGTTGCAAGGTTTCCCTTGCTTATATCCTTGAACTCAAGGAACACCGTGTTCACTGCACCATCACAGTCAAGTGTCAGTTGCAGTCCTGCTTTAGTTTCTTCCATCCTTCGTATCCTTCTAAAGGTTTAATATCTGTTAGTCCAATTAACATACGTTCCCGGTAATCTATATCCTCCTGTTCTTTCTTGTCCAACCAGGCGTGGTACTCTTCACGTTCTTCTGCTGTTAAGTGTTCGTATTGCATGTTGTCTCCTCAATGGAAGTGGGCTGACGAGTACATCTAGATCCCCACCTAGTGTGCACTCAAGAGATATATGCACAGACTCGCCAGCCCTACCCATTACTACCAGCGAAACACTTCTACTTGAGCGTCGCTACTTACTACTAATGTCCTGCATCCAGCCATGGATACCAGGCATACGCACAACAATACTATTAATAACTTTTTCATTTATCTTTCTCCCAAGGTAAGGATGATACGATTGCTTCAAGCACACCTAGTTGCTGACGATTCATAGGTGAGTCAGCCATCATGTACTTCTGCATTCTTCTTGCTGTCCACATATACATCTCGGCTTGCGTTGGCTCATGCTCTTGCTCAACGAAATATCTATATGCTTCATCTACTACTGTCTGCTCTTTCTCAGTTAGAGTTACCATTAGTTTCTATCTCCCAACTTAAGCACTCGTTTTCCAAAAGCTCATACAGATAGTTGTATACTTCTTCAGAAGAAACAACATCATGATCAAACTCTAATTCAATTAACACTTTAGCCATTGTCATTGCCTCCTTGCAGGTCAGCTTGTGTTAGCTGAGGCTCGTGGTTTTTCCTTATCTGTTCTAGCTCGTCATTGGATTTAATTACAGATAGCAATGTCTTGCTGTCTTGGCTGGATACTACCAGACTATCCAGGTCATGTGCTTGTACGTAATCTACTAGGTTTGCATGTGGTATATCTTCTTCGTCGTATTTATTTACAAGTGCTATGATGTCACTAATTTCCTGAGGGTTTACATCCTCTTGGCATAGTGGTGCGTACTCACTATTAGTTGGGTCATATACTTTCATATCCATGCTGCCGTATTTCATTAGCACTTCCTCTCGTTCGCCATACTTATTACGTAGTATCTCCTTGTCCTTCATCTCAAACTCAATGCTCCATCCATTAGATAGGTTCATTTGAAATGTGTTGGTTGCAGTGTTGAAGTAATAACTGGTTTCGCAATTGGTAGTTTGCATTGATCCATTTCCTTTACATAATCAAAAACTTTTCGGTAGTTGGTATCCTTTGGGTCGGAACCTTTATCGGATATAAACTTCTCAACTACCTCGATACAACAATCAAGCTTACCTTCACCGGCAAACCTGGGCTTAACTACGTTAAACCATCTCTGTTTTCCATACTGTTTTACTGCTATCATGTCCGCTAATTCATATATCTCTGACGGTTTCAAGCAACATGTATGTGAGTGGTACATTATTTGATGTCGCCTATCTCCTCCTCCTATAAATATTCGCTGACGTTCTCGTCTTGTATCCATCTATCCTTCCCTTTGCTAACGGATGTATGTGGTACGCTAATGCAATGTCAATAAAAAAACCCCCGCAGTCCACACAATGCACTTGGATGTATATCGTATGAACCGCGAGGGTATATTAATGTCTTTAAGATGTACTTAACAGGTCACATTCAGCTTATACAAAGATGTCTTCGTCAACTTGCTGCTCTTGTTTAGCTGTCGCATTGCCACTGATGACAGATGCTACGCTAACGCTCGGCCCCGCTTGCTTGGTGGGTTGAGTACGCTTAACATGCAAGCAATCGAATCTGTCATCGAACAGAGCTTCTTCGATTCCTGTTACTACTACTGTGCTAACACCGTCAGCTTCAAGCATGTGGATGTCGGTGCGTTGACCGTATCCTGCAAGGTTAAAGCCTTTGATGGTACTGCTACGCCACTTCTGAATTGGTACTGACTGTACTTCTTTCAGTGTGTGGGTACCGTCTTCGAGTGTCACCTCTTCAGCCAGTCCGATAGCGGATGGGAATATCATGACCCCACCTTGCTCATCTTTGGCAGTGAGCAGACAGTGGTTGATTCGGATGTGCAATCTAGCACGACCCTGTTCGTCCTTGTCATGCTCATTCATAAAGGCCTCGTAACTGATGTCGTATGGTGCAAACGCATTTGCCATACGCTCGATGATAGGCTGACCGTTATCATCGAACCCAGTTGCGTTGTTGATACGCTCAATGCGGTGGTATTTACTGCCCTCGTTTGGTGCTGTTGTTACCACGTTGCCTTCGCTATCTCTTACGAGCCAATCAATTCGCTGACTGTCGTCAACGAACTGCCATTCCGTGTCACCGTAGACCATGATGTCTTGCAAGCCTTCCATGTGGCTCTCGGTGGTTTCTTTGACTTGCTTAAGGTTATTAATAGTAGCCATGTTGAATCTCCTTATGATTATAAATGGCGTTAATGAAAGTGACTGATGACGACATGCCATCAATCTGATTCTGTTAGTCCTCTCACCCTGCAAAAAACTGACGAGCGAGGAACGAGGGAGAAAGGGTTTTTGTCAGGGTGCTGTACACACCAGACATCACCGATCTCCCTGTAGTTTCTTGTAGATTAAGCTGATTAACGCAGCCACCCCGATGATGGCTGGTATTAATACGAACATGATATAGTGTTCTTGTTCTGCACTCATTTCTGTCTCCTAAGTCTGCAAAAATTTCTAGTCCCGAGGAACGAGGGAGTAGGGGTTTTTGTCAGACTCTGCTAACGGATGGTATATACATTGACCCCTCCTAGAAAATAAAAGTAGCTACCAATGTGAAGAACACGTCAAGAATTCTCCCCAGTTGATAGCTCTCTGGTGAAGATAAAAAAAGACACAGACACCGTTAGATGCCTGTGCCTTGAACCTGTTTACAGTACAGATTTCAGCGTGTTACCAGCCATGCCTCCATCAGTTACCATTACGATTCGCTTGTTAGCAACCATCCACTCCATGGTATCTTCGACACCAAGAGTGTGTGAGGTGATACCCATGAACACAAGCATATCTTTGATGTGGTCTAGATACTGGTTGCCAGCACAATCGTCCACTCCGATGAACTCCATAGTCCCCGCAGTGTCCACGAATGTGCCCATCTCACACGCCACTTCAAATACGTCGCCAGTTGCTAGGTGCTCACCCTCGACATACTCAAGCGTTATCCTCGTAGTCTCCGGCTTTGTACCGCTAACGGATAGGAACACGGTAGGTACGAACTGAGCCTTCAGCTGGTCGTCAGTAGCGAATGGGGTATGCGGATACAGGTAGGTCTTGCCACCACGCACCTGCACGGGCTTCTTGAACTGAACCTCCCCGTCGACAACGTACTGGAGCTGAAGCCTGCCCTCGCCATCAGTCAGCGGGACATCAACGACCTCAGCACTGCCGGACAACACAGCCTCGTGACTATGCCCTTTCGGTATGCGGGTGGCCTTTGCCTTACGTTGCTCTAGCTGGGTGTAGCTTAGCTTAGGCTGTGCGGATAGTTTCATCTGGGGTTTACTTTGGGTTGACATAATGTATCTCCTATGTCGTTAAAAGGTTAATGTGCGGGCATCTTCTCGCCCGACTTCAGTCGGGTAGATGTGCCCGTCGCATTGACCGAGATGGTGAGAAAAGAACGTGCAGGGCGTACCCTCGTGCTAGGGAATTTGTTTGACTCGGCAATAGCCCCCGCCTTGCCCCCCAACTGCGAACACACTATATTACGTCCCACTCACAGATTTTTTCACCCCTATAGGCCAAAAGGCGTAAAAAGGCCGCCTGATACCGCTCGAAATCAACGTGGAATTGTTTTTTGGTAGAGTTTGATTCGGCAGCCCCTGAAATGATTTCAGTGGTCGTGTATAATCAGGAGGTAAAGCAATGCAAAGCCAAGGAGAATACGGTGAAGAATTATCAAGATCGCAAATGGAACTCTGGAGTTGGGCAAGATAACAGTCCGTTTAAGTCGCCAAGGCTTCCGCCGTTGAAACAGAGACCACCTAGCAATCCTTTTGATACTAGCGATATGAGAGGCCCGTTAGAAGAAGCTCTTAATCCACAGGTAATGCCACCGCTTCCTGGTTCAGATCGCGTTGATACACCCCCAATGAAGCCAACCATAAGCTGGCCTAGCCCTCGCTGGCCTCAGGATGAGTGGAGTGGCAGTTACGACCAGCAAATGATGAACCAACAAGCAACGGATGATCTGGACATTCAACGAGAACAGGCTGAGCAAGCCGATAAGGCGCTTCGGGAACAGCAAAGGGAGAGAGAAGAGGCGATTCAGCAGTCTCTGTACAGGGAGGCACGCAGGCTGGACAGGGAGGCACACAGGCTTCCTCCTCCGCATCAGGGTTAATTTAGCTATATTTCTCTATAATCAGCTTCTCTTCTTCGCCTAGCATATTAGATAGGACGCGAGCTTTTTCCCCGATGCTTATACA